TACTTTTAGTGCGCCACTTGCCGGACGGATCTTTAAAACGAATGTAGAACCACGGATTGCCTTTCTTAATGTAGGAATAGGCCATAGTTACAAGGGTAACATTTGGGCAGTTTAACGCAATAACATACAATGAACCTTCCAAGCATAATCAATCAAATCAAAGAAGGAGATAGAACCGTGGGTTCAAATCCCACCCCGTCCGATTCTTATCACTATAACGACTTACGCCGAAATGGTAACACGGCAGTAATAACTGAGCCTAAAAAGGCTCACTACCAACAACTAAATTTAAATTCGCGGGGTGGATACGATTTAACCCCCGAAGCGTTTGTTTATCACCCTAACCCCGCCGTGTGCCGTATGTGGCACGCCCAGCACGAGGCCAGCAAATGATTTCGTGGGAAGTCATGCGCGATCTCGCCCAGGTATCGATGCTGATTACTGGTTGGGCCTTATTTGTAGGCTCTGGAATCGCCGGGCTAACCATGGCCGTACTCGTGTTTGGATGGGTCATCGATCAGATCCTCAGAACTTTTAGGGATCTATGATACGCGACCTAGAACAAGAGGGCGTATTGCCCATCAGTGCAGCCCAATCCTATGGATCGGCCCAGCTCTCACAAACGACTGCTCTGATTGATCTGCAGACCAAGCATCGCGATCTCCGCAATCGCCTAGACCGCATAGAGGAGATTTTAGAAAGCCTCCTTAAGAAAAGCGGGGTGCAATCGTGAGCGCATTAGCCAAGAAATTCGTAGTGCTTTGGACTGTGGCTGGTGGCCCAGAGTTAGTAGCCGAGCACACGTTTCACCCCACACGTAAATGGCGTTTCGACTTCGCCTGCAAATCTGCCCGCTGTGCGATCGAGCTGGACGGTGGTGCGTTCCTACCGTTCGGAGGCCGTCACGGGCGAGGGATGGGGATGGTCAAAGATTGCGAGAAGTACCGAGCAGCCGCCGACCTGGGCTGGCGTATCTGGCGTTTCACAACCAAGTGCCTGACGGCTGAAGCAGTAGCGATGACCGCAAAATCATTCCGCCTTTCGATGAAGGAGAAAACAAAATGAGCGAACCAACCAACGATACGCCTATTAACAACGACAAGCCGGACTACGAATACGACGTCTATGAGCGGGAGAGGGCTGATTCTGAATATGAGAGTCAGCGTTTCACCGATTACTACGGCAACAACCGCCGGGGCTGATTATGACCGACCTAACGAAATTCCGCCTAATTGAAAACATTGAAGTCATGGCCTGCCGCAACTCAGCCGAGCGGGTTGTGAAGGCAATCAATCGTGGTGACCTAGCGCAAGCCAAAGACTTGGCCCGCAAGCATGAGATTGCTTGGCACTTGGCCGACCGCGAGTTCCAGGACTTAAACCAACCGCACCGAAATAACGATTTTTGTGACGATGAGTAGTCGTCGCAAATCCAAGAAACAAAAACCAAGAAACCAAGAAAGGAAATCCTAATATGCCAATCGTAGCATCAAGAGGGGGCACATATACGCCAGCCCCGGAAGGGAATCACGACGCAGTGTTCTGCGACGTTGAGGATCTCGGCGTGGTGGAAACGCAGTATGGAAAGAAGCACCAGATCAGGTTGGTCTGGCAGATCGCTGAGAAGATGGAGGACGGGCGGCCGTTCACCATCGGCCGGCGTTATGGACTGAGCCTGCATGAGAAAGCGGCTCTGTTCAAAGATCTGAAATCCTACGCCAAAAAGGCGCCACCGCAGAATCTGGATCTGGAAACGCTTATCGGTAAGCCGTGCCAGATCCTTGTTACGCATGCGGAGCGTGATGGCTCTACATACGCAAACGTGCAGGCGGTACTGCCTGCCGGTGCGAACAAAGTGAAAGTCGATAAAGACTTCGTCCGGAAATGCAATCGTCCGGGCGCAACAAAACCAGCCGTTGTGGAACTAGATGCCGACGGAACACCCGTGCCGTTCTGAGCACTTGGCCGGGGTGGGCAATCCCCACCTCGGCCAGAAAGAAAAACAAAAATGGAAATCCTAACTTTGATAGTTCAAATCGTATTCCCCACAACCGCGGTCGTGCTGGCTCTTATGACTATGCGACTGCTGAAGGACTGGCAGTAATGGCTGCGCTTATTGCCACGGCAAAGACGGAGTCGTCGCACTATTACCTAGCGTCAGGTGAGTCGTGCCACGGTGACTTGCGATCCGCCCGGAAGGTAGGGGCGTATCCGTCCGTGACCACCATCCTCGGAGCGGCTGGCCCCAGCAAGCAGGGGCTGATGAATTGGAAAGAGGAGCAGGCGATTCTATCCGCTTTGTCGCTGCCACGGAACGATGGCGAGGCCGACAGTGATTTTGCCAAGCGTGTGGTATTGGACAGCCGTAAGGAAGTGGAGGCCGCTGCTATTAGGGGCACGCAGATTCATTCCCTAGCTGAAATCATAATCAACGGCGAGGAGCCGGGTGAGCTGGTGAAAGGATACGAGCCTCACTTTGCGTCGCTAAAGGAATGGCGCAAAGACGTCACAAAAGTACATGCCAGTGAATCAGTAATGGTAAATGAAGCTGAAGGCTACGCTGGCCGAGTAGATCTGATTTGCGACATCAACGGCGAGATCGAGGTGGTGGATTTTAAAACACGCAAATTTAAGAACGGCAAGGCGGCAGGATACGAAACTGATCTGCTTCAGCTCAGCGCCTATGCGTACGCTTTCACGGACGAGCACATGGCATGCCGCAACGTGCTGATCGATCCAGTGACGGGGCAATTGGCAGAGGTTAAATACACGGCAGAGCAGGTCTGCTTTGCATTCGAGGCGTTCACGTCCATTTGCAAGGTGTGGCGTTGGCTGAAGAAGTATGACCCACGGGAGGTGCGCTGTGATTGAGATTCTACCCGAACAATCTACCCACGAGCAGTTACTTAACCGCGTGCGCTCGCTGGCCCGTGAGCTGGCGGAGGCGAAAGCTGCGCTGGCGGCTGCTGAAGGACGCGAGAACGATTTGATTGATCGCATAAGGGCAGGGCTATGAGGACACTGCTTTCGTTCATCGCCCTGTTGGGGTTCACAACCACTAAGCTAAGTAACGCACTAATCGATCTGCGTCCCATCGCAAAGAAGATCGACGTTAAGAAAATCAAGGTGCGAATCACCGGCTATTGGCCTGGGGAGGACGAGTGGAGCAGCCGCTTCCAATCGAGCACCGGGACACGCCTGCGGGCCGGTCGTCACTGCGCAGTCGACCCCGACATCATTCCGCTGTGGTCAAAGATCCGCGTGATGGGCGGAAAGCGGGAGTGGGTGGCAGTGGATACAGGCACTGCCGTTAAAAGCAAAAAGGCGAGCGGAGGAAAGTTGCCCGTCGTGGACGTGTTTGCTGCTAGTGAAAAGCAGTTTAACGCGATGCGCCTTCCGAAGGTGGCGATGGTCGAGGTGATGAAGTGAGCACCAGAGCCGCCACGTTTGCATCTAAACGCAATCGCGCTGCGGGCCTTGGCGACACACGGCCGACGTTTCGCCGCCTAGGCGTGATCGCTGGCATGCTGCGCCGGGATATGACGCTGCCGAGCTGTGCCAGGTTGGGCGTTAAGCTCGAATGTAGCTACAAGACCATCCAGCGGGACATCGATCTGCTGCGTGACTTCTTTGGTTATCCGCTGGAATACGACGCTAGCAAGTACCACTACAAACTGGCTGGGCCGCTGCCGAAGGCGGTGCTGTGAGCTTGCAGGATCTCCTCACCATGTTCTCCGCCCGCATCATCGGAACCTATACGCCGGAGCAGTACGCCAACTGCGTGCGAGAGGCCCGTGCCAATCGCATGCGGTGGGGAATTGGGCAGTGGTGAGTGTGTCTTTGGCTTATGTGCACGGCACAAATCATTCCTGCGTATTTACACCTGGCGACGGATCTTTGGATAGTTTTGAACATGAGCATGGATTTGCCATGACTGTATGTTCAAGTGAAACCGAAAAGATTAAGGCAATGGGTGCAGGTCTTTTCTGGATGGTTGCTTTTCATCACGCAGTTATTAGGGACAAAGTCGATGCGCAGAGTTTGCATAAAACCATGATGCAAATTCCTGAATTTAGAAATCATTGCGCTTTAGACATTCCTTTAATGGAGAAGTACGAAAATTTATGAGCGTAAAGCGTTTAACCTGGCATCTCGCCGTGCTCGAACGTGCGAAGAAGAATTTGCTGAAGAAGCAGTACGATGCAGTACGCACCCGGCTGGATCTGGCCGTTCTTATGGCAACCGAAATGCTGAAGCAGGCCGAGGGATTTAAGGCGAAAGCCGTTGAGGCGAAGAAAACGAAGGAGAGCAAATGATCGCACCATTACCCCCATCTATTGAAGCCATCTACCAAAATGGTGCTGCAAAGGGCGAGCGTAATAATCAGCTTTTTAAACTAGCTTGCCAGTGGCGCGATCAAAAAGTCTCAGAATTTGATGCAACAACAAACGCAGAGGAATGGGCCTACAAGGTTGGGCTGTCGCAGAATGAAGCTGTGGCTGCCGTAAAATCTGCATACAGCAAACCCGCAAGAGAGGAATGGAAACCAAAAGGGAAATATAGTTTTCAAAATCTTACGATAATCAGGGAAGATCTACCCGTTCCGCCCATGCCGATCAGTGTGGAGAGCGGGCCAGTCGATAAGTTCCTGACTACATGCTTCGATGTTGGCGATCAGATCAATATATGCCGATCAATTAAGGACGGCGACCGCGAACGGCCGGACGGTGCAGGCGAAACGCGAAGCCGGGAAGAATGGCTAGAACTCTTTAAGGGCGACGGATTGAAGGAGTGGCAAGGGGATGCAGTGGGCGTCTACGTGTCGATTAACGCTAACAACGGAAAGAATCGGAAAGCGGAATCGATCGTCAAATATCGCCACTGCCTGATCGAGTTCGATGAAAGTACGATGGCTGAACAGTGGGCGATCATTAAGCGCAGTGGCCTGCCTACATCGTCCATTATTAAGAGCGGATCACGTAGTCTGCACGCATGGGTGGAGATTAGGGCAGCCAATGCCAAGGAGTTCGCTGAACGAGTGGATTTTATCTACAAGCACCTAGAACACTCTAAGCCCGATCCGGCCAACAAGGACGCAGGGAGGTTGTCGCGCTTGCCCGGTGCGATGAGGACGGCCACAGGATTACAGCAGGAGTTGGTAGAGTGTGGCGCACCTACGCTGACCTACATGGAGTGGATGGAGCGCACGATTTACGGGGATATTCCCGAGCCTTATAGCTGGGAGCAGTTGGTCAATTTCAAGGAGGATGCCGACATAACGCAACTGCTAGGCAAGCGGTGGATTTGCCGTGGAGGCTCGGCGTTGTGGGTGGGTAGCAGTGGGCTTGGTAAGAGCGTGCTGTGCTTGCAGGCCGCTATCACCTGGGCGGCTGGGCGTGATCTGTTCGGCATATCGCCACACGGCAATCCGTTAAAGTCGCTAATCGTGCAGGCAGAGAACGACGAGGGCGACGTAGCAGAAGCGTTGCAGGGCATCCTAAAGGCATTGGATTTGACCGCAGAGGAGCTGGATCGGGTTAAGCAGAACATCGTGATCGTGCGTGACTGTACTTCTACGGGTGAGCGGTTCGTTGATAGGATGCGTCGCCTAGCTGAAAAGCATAAACCCGACCTAGCCTGGGTAGATCCGCTGCTTGCGTTTATCGGTGGGGACTTATCCAGCCAAGAGACGGCCGGTGGCTTTTTGCGTAATTTGCTTAACCCGCTAGCCCTATCTGGCGGATTTGCTTGGATGCTTATGCACCATACGCCAAAGCCAACACGGGATGGCAGCGGTTACCAAGGGCACGACAAGGCATACAGCGGATTTGGTTCAAGCGAGCTGACGAATTGGGCAAGAGCCGTTTTAATGCTGTCGCCTTGCGGTCAGGATGAGCAAGGAACGTACACATATAAGCTTGAGGTGACCAAGCGCGGAAAGCGGTCTGGCTTGCGTCCTAGCGTCACTGCGAGCGATTTTATAGCCAGCAAGACGCAACCGTTAGTCCACCTAAAGCATGCCGACAAGGGGATGGCGTGGATTGAAGTAGGGGCGCCTGAAAAGTCAGTTGGCAGAAAGGCTATGTCGATCGATTGGAGCAAGTTACCCGAAGGGGCTAAATACAGCCAAGTGGTCGCATTCATACAACAGGCAACTGGGTTGCAGGAACGGCAAGCGAAGGCCCGTGTGAAGCAGGCCAAAGAGGACGGTTTGATCGAAGAAACTGAGGCTGGTTTATTCAGCAAAAAGGTGACAAATGAGCCCTTTTAACCTTAGTGCAGTAACCCTTATTGCACTAGTGCAGTATTGCGGAGCATGTAGGTGCAGTAATAATGGGCCTTTAGGCCCAATTATTGCACTAATGCAGACGACCGTTTTCATTAATGCACTAACGACTGCACTAGCGAGGTTAATCTAATATGATAGATCAGGAAGCAATCGAACGAATCCCGGCGGTTATTCCACATCCCGCCAGCATGATGGACAGCCTGCAAGACTTGGTCTTTGAGTCATGCGATGACCTAAAGATTACGGTCACCACCTCAACGGTTGCGACTATCACAAAAGTAATAGAGCACCTAATGGATAAGTCTGCCGATCACCCGGCTATGGCTAATCGAACGGACACCCTGGGGCATGCGGTCTTAAACATATCTCTTAACCGTTCACCTGAATCTATGACGGCCGTGGCCAAGCGGTACGGCATCACTAAGCAGGCGATCAGCAAGAAAGTCACAGAAGTCTATGATCGGTTGGGTATACGGGCGCGATCGCAGAAGAGCGAAAAGGCCCGCGAATCCTACCGCAAACGGGCATACCGTGTTCACGCAAAGCGGCGGCGTGAAGCACCTAAATTCAATATGGCCGCACTAAAGAAAGGTATTAAGAAATGAAATTACTATCTGTAATAAACAAACTAAACGAAACGCGGGACAAGGCGATTGAGCTGGTAGGCAGGACGATCTCACTGGCATCTGACGCTGGCGAGATCATTGCGGTCGCACGCACTGAGGGTAAAGACGTGCAGGCGATATGTGAGGAGGCAGGGATTACTGAGGAGGTTGGCAAACGATATGAGAAAGTCGCAGCCACTCAGAAGCGACTAAGCAGTGGCGATGCAGATCCAAGCCTTATGCGTCAGACTTATCTGCGTATCGGAATCTTGCCCGACCCCATCACCATGAGCGAGCCGAGCGAACCCAAGCACTTCCTGTTTCCTATTATGAAAGCAAGGCAGTGGCTTGCGTCCAGAGGCGCAAAATTTATTGCCCAGGATAAGGCGCTGAAGGAGCAATTCCTAGCGGAGGCCGAGCCGATCGTGAAGGCGTACAACGACCTGAGGGGGGCGGCCTAGGTAGGCCAGCTTGCGTAAGTGCCTAAGGAATCTTTTAATTTTTTGCAATCTGTCGCGATGGCAAAGACATTCGGTAATTATTCGAGTTTTGTGCAAAAACATTGAATGACGTTATGGGACGCCGACCAAACACCGCAATCCT